TTTAAGTTAAATGACATTGTGCCCGCGCTAAATTGGTCGCCTACGTCACGGCGCCCACGTTTTAGGTTTACGTTTGTTGAGTATTCCAACATTGGCGCAAATTCTGTAGTTCCGTCTAACACGTATTGGGTGCTATTTAAAACCCCGCGTGTAGCGTCGTCAAGGGTAAAGGCGTCTAATTTAAACCCCGTGTCTATAAACAGTTCGTAGTTGCCGCTTTCAATTACTGACGTAGCCATTAGGCAACCGTAATATTTGCGGGGCCTGCAGCCCTGTTATATGCCCTAATAGCGTTTACAACGGCTTCGCCTTGTTCTGCGTTTGTTCCTATGCCGCCGTTAATGTTTATGGTCATACCTTTAACGCCGAACGGGTCGCCGTAGTTAAAACTTGGTGGGGATATTGGGGCGGCTACTGGCATAGTAATTGCGTCGTTAAACCCAGCCGATATGCCTTTAACGTCTGCCAATGTAAGGCCCTTGCCTGCTAGTCGTGCGTTAGCAACCGCCATAGCGGCTTCGACGCCTGCCAAATATTGTTGGGCGTTAGATACGCCCGCGCTATAAAACTGTGTTGCAGCTAGTTGACCTATTCGGTCTGCCATAGCTTGGGCAGACGCTACAAGCGCGTTAGTTTCGTCTATAGCGGATTGCCCGCCTTTAATAAGTTCGGCAGCAATAGCCGCGCCGCTTTCGTTACCTGCCTTTAATACTTCGGCTAATGCGGCTTCGGATAAATTCATACCTAGCAACGTTTCTACGTCTTTACCATATTTATTTATATTGGTTACTTGGTCACGTAACCCAACTAAAAACCCTGCGCCCGTGTCCTCGCCTGCGTCTTTAGCGTCTTTAAAATTAAACGCCCCTAAAAGGCTGCTAGATACTTTTTCGCCAAATTCGCTAAACGCGTCTTGTGCTGTTTTTAATGCGTCTTTAGCGTCGTCTAACGCTTTTGTCATATCCTCGACTAATGCCGCCGACGCTTCTTTTATTGCGTCTTTCATTTTCTTTAACTTTTCTGCCGCTAAGTCAACTCCGCCGCCAAACCCTTTAGCGCTTTCTTTAGCCTTTTCAAAATCGGCGTAAGCCTGTTTTAATTGTTCGGTATTAAGTTCGGGGCCTATAAAACCTTTAGGCCCAATAAGCGCGCCAGTAGCGCTAATAGTGCCCGCGGTAATAAGTGTTTGCTGGTTAAGCAAATCGCTTTCTTTACGTGCCGCGTTCATCTTTTTTGTATATGCAGCAAACGCCGCTACGCCTGCAACTACTGCAATAATGCCAATACCTGTAGCAACTTGTACGGCAGTAAATGACGTTGCCAGCGCGTAGTTAACGGCGGTAGTAATAATGCTTGCCGCTTTCCACAATGCCATAGCGGTTTTAGCGGTAACGATTGCAGCGGCAAAAGTACCAATAACAGCAACTACGGCTACAAATGCGTCGGTATTGTTGCCGATTTCTGTAGCAAAATTAACTAATACAGGTAATACGGCTTCGAGTATTGGTAAAAATGCTTGCCCTATAGATACTTTTGCGTTGTCAACTTGCGCCGCCAATATGCGTTGCTGGTTCGCTGCGCCGTCTGACGTGCGCGCAAAATCGCCTTGGGCGTCGCTGGTCTGTTCTAAAATAAGTTTTTGCGTAGCCAATACTTTTGCCTGGGCGTCTAATGCACCTGTACCGTCGTATAGGCCCATTTTCATAGCCTGGGCTTTTACTGCTGCGTCGTTTAGTAATACGCCAAATTTGCGTATAGGTTCGGCTTCTCCACGTAAAGCGGCGCCTAATGCTAGGGCTACGTCAGCTGGGTTGGCGTTATGAAAACTTGCTAGGTCGCCTGACAGTTTGACCATTTCAATAGAAAAGTTAGATAGGTCGGTACCTGCTAGGCCAGCTGATTTACCGAACGTGCCCATTGTTGCGGCGGCGTCTAATGCGGCTTGTTTTGATAGTCCTAAACTGCTAGCGGCTGTATCGGCAAACGCTTTTATTTCGGCGCTGGCAGTACCAAAAATAATTCCTGATTTACTTACGGTTTCGTTAAAGTCAGACGCCGCTTGTGCAGCTTTATAACCGCCTGTAACAATGGCACCAAACGCCAGGGCTGCAGGTACAGCCATTTTGTTTATAGCAAACGCCGCTTTATCTGACGCTTTGGTTAGGTTTTGAAATTCTTTTATTGCCGCTTCGGAACCTTTACCGTTAAACGACGTAATAATCGGTATGTTAATTGCCATAAGTAACCTCTAATTTTCGGTTGGTCATAGCCATAACCTCGGCAACAATATCTAATACAACAGCTTCGACGGCTGGGCGTGCCATGTCTACGGCTGGTTCGCTGGCACGTGGATTAAACGACCCGCCCATTTCTAGATTGCGTACAAAAGCGCCACGGGTTTTAACGCCTGCGTTATCCCAAATTGCAGCTGCTGCGTCTTTTTGTCTAAGGCTTAACAATTTATAGGGTTGGGCTTTATAGTCGACGGTTTCGCCTGATTTAAATTTTACGCTTCGTGCCAGTTTGCCGCTTTGATTGGTCATAATTTTAAAACCTGCTAGGGCCATATCACTAGACCATTTAGTGCCTTCGCGGCCTTTAATTAAATTGCCACGGCCCATACCGCTTAATGGTGGCCTGCTGGGAATTAACGAACGTGCAGCAACTAGAACAGGGTCACCCGCCTTTTTAACTTGCTTTAGCATTTCTTTACGGTACTCTGGGTCAATTTCTTTAAGGGTTGCTACCGCTTGTTTAACGCCGTAAATATCCATTGTTGTCGATATGGCCATAGCGGTTACCTTCGTTGCTTGTTGTTGTCTGATAATACAGCAACAACAGTAGCTAGGTCGTCTATCTCAAAAGGTATTGACGGGGGCCACCACGATAGCGCTACCAACAGTTCGGCAAGTTGGCGCCCGTGGGTGCCCCTTAAGTGGGGTTTGCGGCCTCGGTGTCGACCACTTCAATGTTCGTTAAGTTTTTTATAAACGTGTCAAATTCTGCAGGTACAACAATTTTATTTAATTTAGACGCTTCGTATGCCATAAAGGCTAAGTCCTCAACGCCGATACCTGCGGCCATGTCTGACGCTTTACGTTTGTATTTGCGTTCCCACATAACAATTACAAATAGGTTTGTTACAACCTCGTACGTTGTTTCTGTAGTTTCAACTTTCAATGTAAGTTTCATTATCTGCCTTTTGTGTCGGGCCTTTTCAGGCGTTTAATTACGCTTCAACTACGCTGTAAACCCCACCTGTAAAGGTAACGCTAATTTGACCTAGGGCGCCTAGTGCAGCTTCGTACGGCAAGGCTTCCAAGTATGCACCTGTAAGGGTCATTGTTGGGTTAGTTGCGGTGCCTGGGCTTGTTGCGCTTGGTGACCACGAAACCGTAGTTTGTGTTCCTACCAACGATTTTAGCGTGGCGTATGTTTCTGAAGCTGCAAACGATAGGTACAAGTCGATTGACAACGTAGAGTTTTCAAGGCCAGCCGTGTAGACACGTGAACCCGAACCAAACGCGGTACTTTCTAGCGCTTCAATGGTGCGGGTAAATGTCAAACCGTGGCATTGGTCTTGCAACGAAATACTGTTTACGGTGACGTTTGGTGATGAAAGATATGTGCTAGTAGCCATGGGCTTTACTCCTCGTTTGTGTCTGTCTTAGTTTTAGCACCTTTAGGCGCCTTAACGGTGGATTGTTCTATGAAACCGCCTGATACTAGCGCGTCGATATTTACGCCGTCTACTGGTTCGTACGGGTCGCCAGGGATACCAATACGTGGGCTAATGATTGTGTATTTCATGTTGCACCTATTCTAGGCTGTTGCCTGGGCTTGTAGGGTTATGGTCAAATCGTAGGCGGGTAGTTCGCTGCCACCAATAATTGCGATAGTTGGCCGCCCGTCGGTTACACCGATTTTCTTTATTACAACTTTGCTAGCCAAGTTAAGTAGTGACCGTTGCGCGTCTAAGTTGCCAGGCCCCAAGGTAATCATGCGTATAGGAAAAGTCATTTCTACGACATTGTTAGCGAACACGGTAAAGCTTGGGGCGTCAATAAACGCACAAGGCGGTACAAGGTTTCGGGGGTCTGTTACTACCTGTAGCCCTGTAATGGTCGTTAGGGTGACTGCTAAGTCGTCTAGCGCCTCGTTTAACAGGTCTGTAAAAGCGACAGGCATTTAAGCCACCTGGGGGCGTGGGATACCTAAAAGTTGTTTAATCATTGGCGACAGGCCGACGCTGTTACCTGCTGGCAGTCCGTCAAAACTTGCAAAATCTGTAACAGCGCCCCGCTGTCTATACAAAAAACCCCCATAGGCGATAGTGCCCAGGGTAACGCTGTTACTAGGGCTGGTTGCCTTGGCGTCTATGTAGCCGCTTTCTAAACGGCGTTGAAAGCAAAAGTCGTTTGCAGCTGCGGCGCATTGTGTAAGAAAAGTTGTGTCAAGTGCCGACGCGGTGCCTATGCCTAGCCAGTCCTCGACTTGTGCAGCTGTAATCCAAGTACACGGGATAGTACCAAGGGTTACGGTTCCTGTTGCCGTCGTGCGCGTAACGTCTGCCGCGGTTTTTGCGTACAAAATTTGAAACGCTACTTGTACCTCATAGTTATAAAGTAAATCGCCGTATTCATCTACGCCAATAAACAAGTATTCAGGTACCGCTAAAACTGTCACGGTGCCGTTAAATGTCGCGTCGACGCCTGCAACAACAATAGACGCGCCTACATACACTTCGTTAGGTGTAAGCGTTTCTAAAACTGCGTAGTTT